TTATTTTACAATCTCTTTATAACGAAATGCTGGTTTTTCGTTTTGAATGGATTCAGTTTTTTCCAATTCAATTTCAACTTCATCGCCTATTTCATGCGAACAATCCATAGATCCAAACTTGATAGTGACTCCGTCCTCCCGCAGAGCTTTATACCAAGCATAATCCATTTTTTTGCCCTCTGAAGTAGTAAAAGGTTTAACCTTTTTTTCTTTGATTGTGAATAACATAAAAATTAATGCTTTATTTTTTTTCCGACCTTTTTATTATCAAAGCGTATTAACGCTTTGCCTTGTTTTAATCGGTCAAACCAAAAAATAACATCTAGTAGTTCTTTTTGCGAAAAGACTACTAGATTCCAAACTATTTCTTTATCATGAATACTCAAATCTAAATACCTATCCCAATCTGAACGAGCTTTAATTTTTTTCATTTTTTCTTTTTTTAAATATTGATTTAAGACTACCCCAAAAAAGACTAAATGTTAATCTTAATCTTTCTTTCCAACCAAGAAAATAAACTTCCGATTTGTTTTCTTGACTAACCGGCATATCCCCTCTTAAATATTTTGTATTATACATCTCAAATATTTTTTTCTTTCCAAAATAAATATTTGAAGAGTATTCTTTTGTTTCATCAACTGTTTCATCTCCAGTCAGATCTTGGAATTCGGATATTTTAAATAAAACTATTCGTCCCAATTTAAATAGGTTTTCACACTTAAAAAAACGATTAACATTAGCCCTAAGAGTAACATGAATTGCAGTCGGTCTTTGTGAAATAATTTTAATAGTCCGGTTAAAGTGTCTGGTATGTAAAACATTGGCTCTTTTTTCAATTGGCATACGTGTCAATTGATAAGAATCAAAAACAATATGTCCTTCGTCCAAATAAATTATACAATCAGTCAACTTTCCTAATTGTTCGTTAAAATCTTCGCCTATTTCCAAATAATGAAAATTTTCTTTTGGAAAATTTTTGTAAAATCTTTTAAAACCCAAACTTCCCAATATCAAAGAAAAAAAATCCTTTCTCTCATCATAACCTTCAAAATTCAACTTCCAATTAGCATAAACAACCTGACCTCTTTTAAGATCTTCTAAAATTTGACATGTAGCAATATAGGTTTTTCCGGATCCAATAATTCCATAGATTTGATCTATACTTCCCTCATCAGCTGGAAACAAATCTAAAATATTGGGAACGATAATTTTTTCCATTTTTTTTATAATCTTGTTTTAAAATGGAACATTTGATATCCATTTTTTAGTTTTATAATTCCATACTTCTTTCTTTCCTTTTTTAATTCTTCTTCTTGGGGGTTGCCTTCTAATTACACCAAGCATTGAATTAAAATTGGAGATACCAAAACTTTTTTTATTATTTCTATAAGCCATAAATTTAATCTAAATATTTGTTAGCTAATTTAGCTTCTTTAATGCTTCTATGATAAACACCATATTTATCAAATCTTTTGGCAGTTCTTTTTTTATTAATCAATCTTTTAAATTTTTTTCGTGTAAATTTAGGATAAATCATGTTTATTTTTTTAAATTAACCCAACGACGACCTTTTAAATTTACAACTCTTGAAGATCTCTGATATTGATTAATTTCATTTTTAGGAACGGTAGGAAATTCTTTTTCATGAAAGAAAGGTAAAAATGAAATTAACCAAAATGTAAATTTAACTCCGTAAATTGTGCTATAAGCAATCAAAAAAGTAAAGATTGCGTAAAACAATGTTTCCACCGGAAAAATACCATTGAAAATAAAAGCGTATTGAATGACATAAGAAACGGCATTGGTAAAAGCTTGCGGAATAACAAAATTCACTAAAGATAAAATCCCATGAAGAAGAAAAAGAACAGATCCGCCTAAAATATAAAAAAATGAAATTATCATATGTTTAAATTACTAAAGAAATTATTAACCAACCAGTCGCAATCCAAATGACAGATTCTAAAGCACTAAAAATTTCATTTTTGGTTGATGTTCCAACTACATTTGAAAGAGTATTAGCCCCAAGCATTTCAAAATTTATATTTTCAGGCGTATCAAATGAAAAATTTAAACTGGTTATCGTCGTTGTCGGATTGGAATAGGCAGATTTTATTGTTCCGGTAAAATCATTAACCAGTTTAAATGGAAAAACAGATTTTATATTTTTCATTTGATTATAAAAATAATTAACACTATCGGCATTAGGTCTGAATATTAAATCGGTTACAAATTCTTGAGCATAACAAGAAATATCACTTAAAGTAGAACTTTCAAATAAACCATTCCAACTGCATGTGGAAGAGGCATTTGTCCAAGTCGGATCTAAATTTAGATCTTCCGGGATAGTAATTTCTATACCCGAATATGTCGGGGTAGAGGTAGCATAGAAATTAGCTTCCAAAGTATCAGATGTCGCTATCCAATAATCACAAGCAGAATTATTTTCTGCGCACCAAGTATAATTTCCATTATTTTCTTTATAAAGCCAAGATTCAAATTTCCATGTTCCAGTTTCCAAATTATGTGATTTTTCAATTTCAATCGTAGAAGTAGGATTAACCGAACTTAAATTGAAAAATGAACTTTCATCATAATAATTTGTCGGATTTAAAATATCCGTTCGGTAATATTTGACTCCTACCCAAATATTATCCGTTGATGTTCCGGTAATTCCATAAAACTGCGTATCCAAAAGAAAATGGGTAAAATCAACATTAGGATCAGGCGCTACAATTTCAGAATGCCAATCGGAATTAAAATCTATCGTATAGTCCAAATTGTTTTCCAAATCTAAACCATAAACATCTACGGCCGAAGTATAATCAGGTGGACCGGGATCAGCATAAGGATCATGCTGGCATGAACCCCAATTAGAAACAGGATCACCATAAATTGAATAAGTCGTATTATCAGCTAACTCAGGAAAAGGATAGCTAAAAGCATAATTAGTATAATTATGCGTATCGTCCACAAAAACTTTTGATGTAGATGTTCCATAAGATGTTGAGCCGAATTTTATAACCAAATGATCAGGAAAATCTTCAGCTGGAGCATTTGTATTAGATGTTCTAAAACGAATATCTGTAATGTAGACCCCTTCTGAAAAATAATTTCCAGTATTAAACCAACCCAAATGATTGTCAGTTACACTTTGACAAGATTGACTGAATTTATTGACAATCATTTGACCGGAATAAGCTTCAGCTGAATGCAAAAGAGTTCCAAAGAAAAAATAAAATAAAATAGCAAAAATAAACAAACAGATAATTGTGATTAAAGCCCCTTTAAAATTGAATTGATTTTCTTCCATATTTTTATGAACCCGATAGGAATTGCACCTATCCTAAGAGAAATAGAATAAAACTCTCAGACGACTTTGTGGATTCCATTTTCTATTTTTTAAAACGTTATCTTAAAACATTTAACCTACGTAAAACAAAATAGATAGAACCCACTACCACAGCCAATCCAATAGCATAAGGCAATCCAACTTCAATAAATGAAGAAAGATAACCCCAAGCAGTTGAGATATTAGCGTTAAGTAGAGTTTCAAAAGTAGATGTTGACATAATAATAAAATCTCACTTTTTTACGACCTTTTAACTGATTTTAAAATAAAACCAATTATTACGCCAATAATAAACCCGGCCAGTAAATTGTCAAGAACTCTCTGAAAAATTAATTCTAAGATAGACATAAATTTAAACTCTAAAAAGTCTTTTTATTGGTTTGAAAATCAAGAAAAAAATCAGATTGAAAGAAATCAAAATTGGAAAGAAAACTATAAACCAATTTAATAAAGCCGTAGCCAAATTAGTTTCGCCCATAAGTGATAAATTTAAAAATAAGAAATGCCAATATTCCAATTATAATCAAATCTAAAAAATATTGCGAATACAAAAGAAATTGTTGAAAAACCTGATCAGTAGATGTAGACATAAATTCATTTGATGTATTAATTGTAGGTAAAGAATAATTAATTGTCAATAAAGGTGGATAATATCCTGATTTTGAAACATAAGAAAAGTAACCAGTATCTGTTCCAGCAGGTGCATTGTTAGAAACATCAAACTCTGTTTCTCGTAAAGATAATTTTAGGTTTGTTGAAGTTGAATTTTTTAAATATTCAAGTCCAGTTTCATTAAAAGTAAAAGTTAAATTTGTTCCTGATGTTAAAGAATTATGAGTTATTTTATCTGTTAAAATATTTGAACCAATTAAATCAAAATCCCCACTTACAAGAAGATTGCTATGTGATGAATCATAAATGGCATATTGTTCATCACCAGATCCTGATTTTGTTATATTAAACAATGTCAAAGTAGAAGTTTCTAAAGTAGCATTCTCAGGTAAATTTATAGGTAGAAATGATAAAAAACCTCTTTCCACAACATATCCAGTTCTGGTTGAACCATAAGATAAAAGTTCGGTTAAAGTTCTGACATTGCCTGAAGTAGCATCATGTGCATTTGACCAAGTAGCATTGGAAACATAGATTGAATTAGAAATATACGGATATAGATTTAGAGTTTCCGCTTGACAGAATAAAGGTAAAATAAAAACTCCGATCAAA